CAAACGGCGTTGTGTAGTACGTGGCAACAGAAACTACACGCTTTACATTTTAATATAAATATGTTATAGTAATGTAATGAACTCAAAAGAATTTTCGCTGATTATAGAAGATGTTGTAAAAAAACATAAAGGAATGTCATACGTGGACGCTATAGTACTTTATTGTGAAGAGAATAATCTTGAAGTAGAATCAGCAGGACGTTTAATTACAAAACCACTCAAAGAAAAAATCCAATTTCAATCACAAAAATTAAACTTATTAAAAGGTCCTAAATTAGGAGTATTACCATCTTAATGTGGGATAAAATAATGTATAACTATATCTATCATTGGATAGAAAAAATAGCTAGTACAGTAAGTGTATGGGCGTGGCATAAAAGAGAAAGACTTTTGCGAAAAGGACAAAACAAAAAATGAAAATATCTTGTTCAAGTAGAGCAAAGAAACCTTTTGTACCTATTCAAAAACATTTGGATTTGCATATAAAGACAGCCTTGGAACATTCCAATTTTAAATTTAGTTATGATGATATAGATTCTGTTTATGGACAAGTAGAAGAATATATTCCTTTATATGGAGGAAGACCTGCGGAAGTTCCAGAAATAATGAAAAATGATGTTGCTTGGATTTATGATAAAGGTATTGGTGTAAAATTAACTTTACAAAATAAATTTATAACTGATAAGGCTTATAAAGAAAGTAAACCAGCTTTAAAAGAATATAATAAAAAAGGAAATTCTATTATTGTTACACTTGATAAGTTGGCTGAATATATTAAAAATGATTTTCCTAATTATAATATAGAGGCAAGTTGCATACAAGATATTACTAATAATGAAAAACTAGAACAAAAAGTTTCATTAGGATTATATGATACTATTGTTTTACCTATTCATTGTAATGACGATATTGAATTTATAAAAAGTATTAAGAGAAAAGATTTGATTAGATTGTTTATGAACGTAGAGTGTTCTTATAATTGTCCTAGTAAAGTTTGTTATGGTCCAACTTCTAAACTTAATACTGAACAGTTGGGACAGGAGAATAGTAACAAAAAATTTATGTGTAGTTTGATTGACTTCGGTCAAGAAAGAACCTTTTATAAAGATGATATAGATTGGTGGAAATTTTATTTTGATTTACCAATGTATGAAAAAATGGGAATAACTAAATTTAAATTGGTTACACCTACAGAGCAACAACAACGAACTGCTTTAATGTATAAGAAAAATAGGAGCTGGTTGATTAAAAAGAAAAAGTAATGAGTAAGATAAAAGAATTGTTAGATGATATAAGAAAAGTTAGGAATGATTTAGTAGCACAAGCAAATCCACATTTTCAATCTTTAACAAACATAATTTATAAATGGGAAACTAAACTTGCAACAGAGTCAAGTACGTGTAGTTGTGGTAGGTCTCCAACAGGTAGTTGTATAGGGTGGCATAAACTAACGGAAGAACAATATAAAAAGTCATTAGAACATTATAATAAACATACACCAGCAATAGATGGACCAGGTGAATAATGATAATATTAAAAGATAAAAAAGATATAAAGTTTGCACCAGAAACATTTTTGAAAGATTATGAATGGGAATCTCACGGTCAATATGATAGTTTAAATTTTATCAATAAAGATGTAAAAGTTTTATCAGTAAAGTTTAGTGTAGTTGGTGAAAAAACTTATAAAGCATTTCCTAATTTAGAATGGATTGTAGTTCGCCAGCACGGATATGATAACATCAATCTTAAAGAATGTGAAAGAAGAAATATAGGAGTTGTTACTACAAAACCATTTGCACAATCAACTGCTGATTGGATAAATCAGTATATAAAAGATGATGATAAAATTGTATTAATAGGTAATGGATCAGTTGGGTCAAAAGTAAAATCAGATAACATAACAATTATAGGAAGAAATGTATCTACACCAGATGATATATATGGATTTCTTTGGCATAATTATAATACATTAATTGTAACCGTCCAACCAGAAAAAAATAAACATCTTATTAATAATGATATACTTTCTAAATTTAAAGGTAAATTAATATCAATTAGTAGGTCAGATGTTATAGACAATAAAGCATTATTAGATAATATAGATAATATCTCTCACGCTTATATTGATACTTTAGGAAGTGAATATAGAAATAAATTATTTGATACAAGAAAAATTACCTATACAAAACATACTGCTTGGGAATATAATTTTTCATATGAAAATAACACAACATATTTTAATGATTTAGAACAGCAAATAAAAGATTGTTTGAATGGTTTGATTTTAAAACCTATTTTAAATCGGAGTGAAAGAGTTACGTTTTAATGAGAATAGATACACCAGTTAAAGAATATAATTTAAAAGATAGGAAGATATTTGTTAAAAGGGATGACCTTATGGGTGATGGTAATATATTACCACCGTGGGGTAAAATGTCTGGTATTAATAAATTGTTAGATAATTTAAATCCTAAATATCCATTAATACATCTTGCTGTCAATGGTTCTTGGAGTGGTTGGGCATTATCATATCTTTGTAAGCAAAAAGGTATTAAATTTATTTACGCATACCCACCATCAAAAACATATTCAGAATTTATATTAAATAAAGCAAGAGAAAATGATTGTGAGTTCCACGAATTAAAACCTAATATGATGGCTATATTATATAATAGAGTTAAGACATATGCCAAACAAAAAGATATACAAATGTTGCCATATGCTTTTGACCATATAGATTATCGTAATGAATTAAAGAATCGTGCTGAAGAAGTATTTAAAAAATATTTAGTAGACCATTTAGTTATTTCTGCTGGGTCAGGTGTGACAAGTTCAGGAATTGTCCAAGCATTTGCACCAGGTAGTGATTTATTTTCTAATTCCATTAAACAAGCACAAGTTATTACAGTATCAAATGAGAATACAATTAATAAAAAATATAAAAGTCATTATGTTTCTTCTAGTAGTATTAATGTTTATAAATCACAATTTGAATTTGATGATATGATGGAAGATTATGAAGTACCATTTCCTTGCAACGGAACTTGGGATAGAAAAGCGTGGAAATGGTTAGAACATAACATAGAAAAACTTGAAGGTGATATTTTATTTTGGAACATTGGAGGCAATATATGAAAGATAAGAATAAAGAAGCAATTAAAATATTAGAAGATTGTAAACTCACTAACGTATTTTCACCAGAGGATCAAATTAAATTAGAATTAATGAAGGCAAAAGAGAATAAGAAATATGATGAGCATAATAGGAACACTTCAAAAGATCCTTTTAAAGGAACCAGTATAGAAGGAAAAGATTAAAGGTGGACGTTGAACTTATAGATAAAATGGGTAGTGACCTATCAGTAGTGAACGCTGCTAGAGTATCATTTGCAAAAATTAAAGATAAATTTGAAGACAAAGATGAAAAGTTAATTAAATATCTTGCAGTACACGGACATTGGTCACCTTTTGCTCACGCCTCATTATCATTTAGAATTAAGGCACCTGTTTTTGTTGCAAGGCAATTAGTTAAACATCAAGTTGGTTTAAGTTGGAACGAAGTGAGTAGAAGATATGTAGATGATAAACCACATTTTTATGTTCCATTTATGTGGAGAAAACGTCCTGATAAGAATATTAAACAAGGTTCAAGTGATGAAGAAGTACCTTATGATATAACTAAAATAATAAATGACGCTGAAGAAATGTATAATGATATGTTAGCAGAAGATATAGCACCTGAAATGGCACGTATGATATTGCCTCAATGTATGATGACCGAGTGGATATGGTCAGGTAGTTTATATGCATTTGCTAGGGTATGTAATTTAAGAAATAAAGATAATGCTCAAGTGGAAACAAGAATGGTGACACATCATATATCAAAACATATGAAAGACCATTTTCCAATATGTGTGAGGTATTTGTTAGATGGTAATAAATGAATTATAATGGATTTGATGTCTATAAGACATATCTAGCAGTTAAATTACATTTTACTACAACTGCTTATGACTATCATAAATATAATGGTAAGGTGAATACGAGTTTGGAACAATTTACAAAGCGTAATGATAGATATTTTTTTTATAAACTTTCAAATAGATATGCTAAAGATAGTATCGTTGATTATTTTGTTTCTAATTTTGCTAGTAATAATAAAAAATGGATAGGAAATTTACTTGAAGATGATGGACACAAAATCTACTTACGATATAGAAAGTATAGTGAGTCTCTTAATTATAATTTGCGAAGTGACATTGGTCGTATTATTTACGATTTTAATAAGCGTGGTATTACTTTTGATAGTGGTATGGGCGTACATAATGGTCAACACCCAAGAATGCTACGATTACTTATTCAAGAAAAAATTAACTACCAGACCGCCATCATACTTGATAAAGCTGTTGCGTTTATCAAAGATTGGGATACACAAATTAAGGAAAAGGTTGTCTGGCCTAATATCTCCTCTAAACTCAAAAAATTAAAACCATTTTTAAGATACAATGAAGTAGAAGCACAATTAATATTAAAAGAAACAATACGTGAAGGATTCCAAAATGAAAATTGATTTTATAGCACAAGTAGAAGGTGTTGAAAAGACTATGCCTATAATTAAGGCAAGTGAATACAGACACAAATGGATGATTAAGATGGCGCAAGATTATAAAAAATTTGGGTCATTGACACAACGAAGTGAATTTGAAAATACATCTTTCGCAGTAAAAAAGGATCAAAGACATACATCAAAATGTCCAGGTATTATTGATTATAGAAATCAAGGATATATTGTAAGACTACATCAAGATGTTAAGATAGATGTGGTTGGTGATGATGAAGAAAATTATAGATGGCAAACACCTTTAGAAGTAAAAGACCAAACAGCAAAAGAAGAGTTTATTAATCATCACGGAGAAGGAAATTTATATCCTTTTTATGAGAACTGGCCGAAAGACACATTAAAGAAAATACTTAAAGTTAATATGCCTTGGAAGGTAAGAATACCTAAAGACCATTATCTATTACAAATGCACCCATTTTACCTAGATGATTTTAGATTTACAACGTGTTCAGGTATATTAGATTGTAATATGGGAATAGGTAGTATTGTAGTGCCTATGTTTTGGCATACTACAAAAGGAGAAGAGTTAATCAAAGCAGGCACACCAATAGCACAATTGATACTAATACCTAAAGATGAAATAGAACATAGAAATTTAAATCTTGTTACTGATCCCAAGTATAAAGAAGATGAAAGAATAACTTATTTAATGTTAAGAAACCAATTTACAGTTAACTATAATAAGATAAAAGAGTTTTGGAAAGAACGTTTAAAATGATTAAAGTTATAGATAATTTTTTAGATGAATACACTTTTAATGAAATGAAAGAAATGGTATTGGGTCGTACTTTTCCTTGGTATCATTTTGAACAACCAGTAGATAACTATTCTCAATGGGATTATGATAAAACCCCACAGGAAATAGAAAAAGAAATTAAAAGAGTTGACGGACAATTTTTTATGGTTCACTCGTTATATGACAATCAAAAAATGGAACCCTATAATACTAAAGACGTGTTTAATATAATAAAACCAATTACAGATATATTAAAAATGAAAGA